AATGTTGTTACCTGTAAAATATATTGAAAACAATGATAAAACGTTTGAATATTACAATTCAACCCAGATAAAAAAGTTGTTAGCATTATGACATATGATTTAACCGGAAAAAAGTTGTCATATTTTATTGATTTCATCACTAAAGAGCATAGTGAACCTTTCTCTATTACTTACTGGGTAGAAGATATTGATTTAAATGACATTTTAAGCCGTTTTAAGCCCTCACCTTTTTTAAAGGAGTGTTACATCACTCATTGTTATAAACCCATAGATAATCGTTTTAAATCACTTCCTTTAGGTGTTAAATTTCATGCTAAAGACATCATAGGTGACTTCCATTATGCTGGAGAAAAAAAGCTTTTACTAATCTGTCATAGTGAAAACACGAATCCACAAAGAAAATTATTTCCCGAATGGTGTAAAAACCTTCCTTGGGTTACATATCAATACAATACATCACCAGAACATTATTTTATTCTTTTACAGCAGCATCATTATATGGTTTGCCCAAGGGGATATAGTATAGATACATACAGGTGGAGCGAAGCGTTAGAATCCGGCTGCATACCAATTACAGATAATGATTATTATGATCAATTTCCCGAAATAGCTGGAAAATATCTAAAAGTGGATGATTTTTTTAGTATTACAGAAGATTTTCTACTTGAAAAACTAAAATATTTTAAATGAAACTAATAAGTAAATTTACAGATCAATGTTTGGATGAAAAAGCAACATCAGCCAATTTAAAAACTGATTTAGAAATTCAAGCAGAGTTAAATCAGCAGAAACCTATTAAATTTATTTCACATATTGTTTTTGTCAGGAACGTCAAGATGATGGTGGGACTTTTGTTTGTGGATTAAAGAAAAAGTTGTGGAATACCTTCCATCAACTCGGCCAATTTTCTGTTAAAGTATAATTCACATTCATCGCATATATTCTTTTCCAGTATATCCATCTTACCGGCATCCAAGTATTTTGGGTTCACAAAAAAATATGTTTCATTCTCAACTGCAACTATATCAGCTTTTTTAGCATCAAAATAAATAATTTCTTTGTCACTTATAATTGGCAGGTAGATGTCTTGCAGTGCTGTCTGGGTCATATGTAGGTTTTCTAATATATATTAGCTAAAAAAAGTCCCACAATTATTAATATATAGGTTTAGATTGTTTATTGAATTTTTCGCTTATTTAATTACTTATTAATTTTTTTTTCACTAAATCCTCATCGCCCGATGGGGATTTTTTGATTTTAATATCTTTCTGAGGGAACTTTTTAAAGTGACACTTTAAATTTTAATATATAGTAGAAAACAATCCTACTACTACGGCCTTTGACCCGACATTCAAGATTACAAAAGAAATGGCACTGCACTATAAACGTGTAGTACAGCAATTAGATGCTAATGCCAAGAATAATGTAATTAAGACCAATAAAAATACTCCCCAGCATCAGCAACACATCAATAAAATGTGTTGGAATTTCCAGTCATTTGTAAATTATTACTTCGAAGATTGGGTTAAGGATGAAGAAGGTAATATAATACCTCTCGCACCCTTTCATTTAGAGTTAGTTGAAAAATTCGTAACTAAAAAATATGCTATTATCAATGCACAGTGGAGTAGGAATATGGCTAAATCTACCATTGTGCAATTCATGTTGATTTGGATTATATTCAGAAAATATCATGGCGTTGGCAATATTGCAATCCACAATGTGGTTATTGCATCCGGCACAGTTAAAAAAGCAGCCCAATTACTGTTCACTATACGTGCGATTTTAGATCACCACCATCTTTTGATTAATGATTGTGAGAAGTTTAGAAAAAAAGATGCTACATGGTCTCAGGACTCTTTACATATAAAGATATCAGCCACAGTTGACATTCTATTTACCTGTATATCAAGGGATTCGGATGTGCGTGGACTTCGCAACTCTCAACATAGGGTTGACGTGCTTGTAATGGATGATATTTCAGACAACGAATTAGTTGCAAATGAGGAACGTGCTATAAAAACATGGGAATTTTTAAGGGATGCAGCGATAGGGGCAGTGGATATTACCAAACCACACCGTATTCTTTTCATGGAGAATAGCTACCATAAGAACTCGTTGATTAGAATGCATGAAGTTGAGTTAAGAGATGCAATTAAAAGAGACCCGAAAAATGCCGATGATATATTACTGTCTAAAGTGTGCCTTATTGATGAGACCACTGGTAAATCCAACTGGCCTGAAAGGTTCACACCCGAAATTATAGAAAAACTTCAATTAAGATATCCAACTTTATATGCCAGAGAATATCTTCAAAAAGACACAGCATCCGGTAGATACTTTAAACCAGAATTAATAAGATTCACTGACGGTGCGATAGAAAAATATAGACGAATCCTTAGTTATTATGACCCAGCCATCGGGCAAACGGACTTTAAATCACTTGTGACAGTAGGATTGACAGAGGATATGAAGTTTGTCATCCTCGACTTATTTGTCAGACAAACAAGCATTGAAGATGTGGTAGATTATTTTTTTGATCTTCATGCTAAATATCCAACCACACGAATTTACATAGAAAACGTTTTTTCTCAATCATCGACCCACTGGCCAATTGTAAAAATGGCCATGTCAAAACGTGGTATACATCTACCTCTTTCGAATGACGATAGAAAGAAGGAAAATAAAAATCTAAGAATAGAATCATTACAGCCATACTTCAAAGAAGATATTCTTTGGGATATGAGATTAAAAAACACAGTTGATTACGAAAATGCAACACAGCAGATGTTTGCGTATGTATCTGGTGGTGTTCGTTCAGTCCACGATGATTTTTTAGATTCATTGGAAGGTGCATTATTCATGCTTAACCAAGGTAGAATATATAAAAATTTCGATTCTAAACCACTAATCATTGGCTCTAAAAAAGAAATGTATTGGTAAGCATTTTTTAATATATAACTAAAAATATATTCCATTCCATGAATTATATAACTATCTCAGACCTCATGTTAAAGATGCAGACACAAGATATGGCTGACATTCTCGAAGTAGAGGACACAGAGGTTAATTCAGGACTTACCAGCGAGATATTAAATTATTGTGAATCGGTAGCCTGTGACCAAGCATCAGCATATTTATCCGGTCGATACGATATGCCTTTAGAATTCGCTAAAACAGGCACTACAAGAAGCATGTTCATTGTAAATTTAGTGATTTATATACTAATAAAAAATTTATATGACAGAGTATCAGCAGATTCAGTTCCATCTAATGTTCTGAATAATTATAATCAAACACTCGAAACTCTGAGGGATATTCAAAACCAAAGATATACACCTAAAATAGAGGAACGAACAGATGAAGACAAGGTAATTAGAGTCTATTCGGATTCTAATACAAAAATATCATACGATTACTAACATGAAATTTATAGACCTTTTTATAAGACCTGAAGTTGGTAATCCATTACCAGTTGTAACAACAAATCTACCCACAGTAGAAAGTAAAGAATCTCTCTATGAAAAGAACAGGATGATGGCTTCTTTGACCACCTATGTAGGTGAAAAAATTGAAATGTTGAAAAAGAAAAAATCAGCAGTAGATAATCTTATGCAGATGACGGATTCAATGCAAAAAAAGACAATCCGTGATTGGCGTTCAGCTTTGTATACTGCTAAAGATATTAATCAACCAAATCGTTATCATTTATTGGATTTGTATACTGAATTAAGATTAGACCCGTTCTTGGGTGCTGTTGTTAGCTATCAGAAGAATAAACTTAAATCTATTGATCGTCTTATTAAAGATGAAAATGGTATTCTGGATGAGCAAGTATCAAAATTATTCAATTCAAGCTGGTTCGACCAGTTCATCGATAATTTCGTTGAGGCTCAGTTAGCTGGATTTCAGGTATTGGAAATACAAAATGTTGTTAAACAAAATGGCTTATATACAATTGATAGGTTAGATGTTATTCCACCTAAGAATGTTGTACCGGAATTCCAAGGATTAAAAAAAGTGCAGTGGAATTATAATGCTGATTATAGCTATGCAAATAATGATTATATCATTGAACTTATTATAGATAGTAATAGAAATTTGGGTATACTTAGCCGTTTAGCCCCTTGGATTCTATTTAAGACACTTGCATTCAAAAGTTGGGGTATTTATACCGAAACATATGCGCTTCCCAATATGGTGTGGAAGACACCTATTAAAGACAAAGCCAAGAATGACGAATTCATGGAAACCATTAAAAATCTTGGTAATAATGTTAAAATATTACTTGATAAAGAGGATGATTTTGAACTGATTCAACCAAGTTCAACTGATGCATATCAAACATTTGCCCAATTAATCGATGTAGTAGATACCACAATTGCAAATGAGATTTGTGGTGGTGCATTACTGTTTAAATCGGGTTCAGGTGGAGGTGGTGGTGGTTCATATGGATTATCAGCAACACACGAGGAGGTTTCTAAATTGAAAACAAAAAGTGATTTATCTGAGATCGCACGTTATGTCAACTCTTTTTTAATACCCAAGCTAAAACGTTTAGGATTAATCAAACCAAATTATAACTGCATGTTTTCTTTCTCAGATACTGAGAATTTAACAAGACAGGAATTGATAACCATATTGACTCCAGTTATGCAGAATTTCGATGTAAACAAAGAATGGCTTGAAAAAGCACTTAATATAAAAATAGATAATAAGAAAAATGGCGGTGCTGGACAGTCAATTGAAGAACAACCTCAGTAAAGTATTCGACCAATACTTAGCTGAATTTCGTGCAGGTAAGAGGGTAACCTCTGACTTACAGCCAGAGCTATATAAAATTCTTAACAAATATTTCAACACAGATTTTACAGAGAGAATTAAGCTGGATTATTATGATAATAAAGAATTAATAAAATCTCTTTCAGATAATCTTGAAAAATGGAATAAAGCCAGAAATTATAAAGAAACTGACGAGCTGACAAAGCTGTTATATGATGCTAAATTAAATAATTTAACAGATGCCACTGTAACTGAGCTTATAGCAGCACATAAAACAAAATGGCTTGAAACATGGTTGGAAACTGAGGTTAAAACAATGCATAATTCAGTTGAAAATCTAAACAATTGGAATTCGTTTCAACCGGATGCAAGATTGATGTATTCAACAGCAAAAGATTTAAAAGTACGTGATGAACATGCTGCCCTTGACGGTATGGTTCTTCCTAAAAACGACCCACGTTGGTCTTATTTAAGTCCACCACCTTCAAGTAGTCCTTGGAATTGTAGATGCAGATTGGTTGCTGTATGGGGCAATGTACCCAGCACAGATGTCACACAACGTGTGGAACAGATGTCAAAAGATATGAAAGTTCCAGTGGAAGAAATTAAAAAAGAAAAAAATGCAGCCTTTTCAGGTAAAATATATAATGAAGACGTGAGTCATTTTAAAAACACACCCAAATACGTGTATGCCAAGCTATAATTTTTCAGACCAGATATTTGCTGAACTTGAAAAAAGAGTCAGGGAAGCAAGAGATAACTCACTCATACAGTGTGGCGATAAAGTTGTTGAATTAACAAACAATAATTTTAGAGATAAGTCATTTTTTGGCAGCTCTTGGCCAGCCAATAAAGCGGGTACACCTATACTGGTTAAATCGGGATTACTAAGAACATCCATAAGAGTTCAGAGTCGTTCTACCCATACCGTTAAAGTGGGTTCTGTCGGTGTTATATATTCATCCATCCATAATTACGGTGGAGTGATAAGACAAGGTAATAGAGTGATTACTATACCACAAAGACAATACTTAGGGGCGCACCCAAGACAGACAGCAGCAATGCTTCTGATTATTAAAAGAAATTTTAGAAACATAGCAAGATAATGATAGAAGCCTATACATATAAATTAATAAATGCAGTTTTGGCCGAGGAACTTCCAGAGCTTAAATTCATTGACTTATACAGGAATCAATATAACCGATTAAATGAATCAACAAGACCATTTAATCAGGAATCACTATTCATTGAGTTCGTACCCCGTACCGATATTACAACAAGGAACAAGACTTGTAATGAAGGGGAATTAAATATCCGTCTTCATGTATTAGCACCTCGCCCAGACAATGTTTCAGCGAGAAAAAAGAATATAAACGATGGTTTCAAAGCATTTGAACTGGCTGATTCAATTAAAAGGATAATGAATTCCATGGACACCAGTAAATATGAGTCTGGAACAACAGTTCACAACCTTGAATTGACAGAAGGAAAATATTATCAGCTTGAATCCGGTCATCTAACATCCACTAATATCATTAATACAAATGAATTTGATGTTATCCAATTATTATTTACCCACAGTTATCAAGACGATAGCATGGCAAGTCAATTGACTTATGCTACTGGTTGGACTTATACAATATCACCAACAGTTCATACCACTGCTTCTTCTATTGAAGATGCTGATTTTAACTCTGATTTTGATGCTGATTTTGATATTGATAGTAATACATCACCGATATATTTCAGTGCAATTTACACATCGGGTGATACCATGACAATATCCGGTTATTCATATAATGAATATGGTATACCGTTACCCCTACAATATTGTGTAGACACAATTAATTGGTATGATAATAATGTATTCACAAGCTTATCTGGTGGGACTTATCTGGTAGCTATAAGAAACTCTCGTGGGGATAGTCTGACCTTTGACCACGAAATAACGATTTAGATATGTTTCCAAGTTTTGTAATTCCATATATCCCAAATAGTGGTTTTAGTGATACCGAATAAACCAGCCAAATCAGCCTGAGATGCAGACCAAGTTTGTTTTAATGAACGTATAAATTTGACATCTTCTTCTGAAAGTATATGATTGGCATTACTTTCACCTTTAGGTTTGTGTCTTAATTTGGTGTCGTAGGCATGTTGCATATTTTCAGAATAATAACACCATTTTAAATTTTGGACTCGGCAGTCAGTTTTTACACCGGATAAATGGTTCACACAAGGCTTATTCTCTGGATTGGGAATAAACGTCTCAGCAACTAACCTATGAACAGTTCTTGGTGTCCTGACAGCATCGATGTACAGATTCACCAATGCATACCCATCACTATTGTGGAAAGGTGTTAAAATATTTTCTTTTGCAGTTCTTAAACCATTTCTACATGGGACTAATCGTTTTAAACTCTTTGTCCTTCCTAATGTAGATATCTGGTAATATCCTTCACATCCTTCAATATCCTTAAATATTTCTTCCACTTCATATTCATTCTTTTTTAAGCCAAAGGCTATTTAAATGTACGATATAATTATCCGAAAGTTTAAAAAAACACATATGTTTTTTAATATATAGATAAAAACAAACTAACACCAATGTCAAAACCCATTTTTTTAAATGAGAAGAAAAACTCTGATACTGTCGAGGTGAACATAATTGGTAGGATTGGTTCATCAATGTTCGAAGAAGGTTATACAAAAGAAGATGCTAAAAACGATATACTTAAAAACAAAGATAAAAACCTTGTAGTTAATTTATTTAGTGGAGGTGGTTCGTTATACGATGGGTTATTTATAAGAGATTGTTTAGCCATGCACCCAATGGATACCGTAGTGAACGTAATCGGTATGGCCGGAAGTTCAGCTACAATTATAAGCACAGGGGCTAAACGTGTACGCATGAGTACCAATGCGACATTCGTAATCCACGAGCCAAGTTTCTCAGGCACTTTTAATCCAACTAAGTTAGCCGAAGCAGCTAAAGAAATGGAACAGTTATATGGAATAATGTTAAGTATATATCAAGCAAAAACAGGTTTAAATGAACCTGAATTGCGTGACATGATGAACAACACTGATAAAATATTCACCGCACAAGAAGCCCTTAAATATGGCTTCGTAGACGAGCTATTTACACCACTTGCCATAGCTGCTGAATTGCAGTCAAAAGCTGAAACTGGTGAATTTATAGACGAAACAATAAAAACAAACTTAATAGACATGGAAGTACAAAATAAGTACGATGAACTATCAACACAGTTCAATGCACTTCAGAACGAACTTGAAAATATGACAGCCTCTTTTGATGCATTAACAGCCGTTAAAGCAAGTTTCGAGAGTAAAGTCGAAGAAATGACTAATGAACTAAATCAAGTTAAATCTGAAAAAGATGCTTTAACAACTGAAATTGCTTCTTTAAAAGAAGCACAGGTTGTCGCATACATCGATAATGCAGTTGCATCCGGCAAAATAGTAGAACCACTTCGTGAGTCTTACTTAACACTGGCCAAAACTAATTTAGATGTAGTAAAAAATATTATAGATACAATTCCTGTAAGAGTATCCGTATCGCAAATTCTTGCTGTAACGCCAACTGGCGATGCATTCTCAGAACTTGTGAAAGGGAAAGAAGGATGGGATGAAGTAGACTATATGAGTGGTAAGGATGGTAAATTTGATAAAACTGAAACAAGGGCAACCTTGGCTAAAATCAAAGAACTGTATCCAACCGAATACAATCTTATTCACATGAAAGCTTATGATAAAGCCGGATATGAAAAGATAAAAAACAAAAGTAAATAACAATGGCAAATATATTATTGTCCGTACAAGCATGGTCATCAGAGGTTAATAAAGCCCTGTATGAATTAAAAGATTTCACTTCTTTAAGTGACACTTACAACCAATTTGTAAACAACTCAACCTTCACCCTTCCAGCTACATCTGCTGTTGAAGCTGAAGATGACGATTATGCACGTCCACTGTCTATTGGTTCTTTCAGTGCAACTGGAAAAACCATTTCGATGGAAGGTTTGATCGTTAAACCTCGTTATTTGAAACTTGACGAACAGAAAGAATTCAATTTCGACTTACGTCAGGCTGAATTAACTGAACTTATGGCTGGTCTTGGTTCAAGAGTAAAAGAAAAAGTTCTTTATTCTTGGTTAGCATCTGCTGATTTAACTAACACAGTTATCACTGATGGTGTTACAGGTTCAACTGCTCCAGCATCTGGTACTGGCACTCGTAAGAAATTAACAGCAGCTAATATTCTATCTGCAAGAGTTAAACTTAACAAACAGAACGTGCCACAGGATGGTCGTGTTTTACTTGTTAATACTGACACTGCACCTGAAATCTTAGCTATGAGCGAATTTCAGAATTCTGACGTTCTAACTACTAAAATTTTAACTGATGGATTCATCGGTAGAATTTATGGTTTTGACGTAATTGAAGCCAATTTTGAAAAATCTTCTGTATTGGTATCTGGCACAACTGTAACAGCTAACTCTTTCGGAGTAACTGGCAC